ACAGTTTTTGGATTAGGTTCATCTCTATCCCAAATGCTGTCACCAGCTAGTTCTATTTCTATTGGAAACTTTGGCTTGCTAGGATCTTCTTTAACTAGTCCTAGTTTTTGTTTTACTGCTTCTACTTCAACACTACCCATTGCATCATAGTGTGCATCTTCCAATGCACCATACAAGTTGTCAAATGCTTCTTGTATAGCACCAAAGTCTTGACTACCGCCAATGTCAACTACTGCTTTAGCAAGTCCACCCTCATCACGGAAAACTTTTTGTAAGTTGTTGATTTGATCCATTGCTTTATCAAATGTATTTTGTACTCTCATTTCCTGTGATGTTGGCATTGTTTATATCCCTGCATTCTTTTTAAGAATTGAAAGAGCATCAACATCTTCAACTTTGTATGTTTTACCGGCTACTGAGAATTCTTTTTTGCCAGCCGCTTTAGCTTTAGCTAATTCTCCAGTAAATTCGTTACCTTCGTTTGGTTCTTCATTTACTGTTGATTCACTTCTTGGTGGAGTTAATCCATACTTTTTAAACATAGCATCTTTTTGTGCTAGCTTGGCTTTGTCTCTGCCAAAGAAGTCTTTGCCTTGATCTGGCTCATCTGGCGCATCGCCATCTAAATCCGCTGGATCAATTTTAGTACTCATTGGTACCTGAGGCATTTTTGTTGTAGGATCATCTAGTACACCTGGCATCTCTGGCTCATCTGGAAAATCTGGATCAGGATCAAAGCCTGGATCTGCAGGTGGCTCTTCTGGTCCGCCTCCCGGTATTGGCATTGGGATCGGTGTTGGTCTTGGTTCTGGAATTGGTTCACCAACTTTAGGTTGTATAATTCCTGGTCCTATCGCATCTGGTGGTCTTGTTCCTCTGCGTGATCTATCTGATGGTCTCTCCATCATTGTATATGCTTCATTAATACCTGACAAATATTCTAGTCTTTGTAGGCTTTCACTTTTTACGCCTGCCGCTTTTCTAGCCGCTTCAGCATCATCACCGCCAATAATATCACCGGTTTTCATATCAGTAACAACACCTGAGTTTGGATCAACTTCTAGTGTTGTTGAAATTCCGCCAACTGTACCTTTTACTAATGTACCTAGTTGATCCATTGGTAAGCCTTCTCTGTCAGCATAATCTCGTGCATCTTGTTTCATTTGTTTTGTAACAGCTCCAGCTCTATCACCTTTAACTGGTTTAGCTTCTACATCACCTTTTGGTTTTTCCATTCCAGGTACATCACCTGGCTTTTCTGGTCCGCCACCTGGTGTTGGTGTTGGTTCACTCGGCTCTTTTGGCTCCGGAACTGGTTCACCGCCTGGTACTGCTGGCGGCTCTTCTGGTCCACCACCTGGTGTTGGTGGTGCCGGTGGGGCTTTTGGATCTCTTGGTTCTGGAACTGGCTCACCTGGTGTTGGCTCTGGTGGCTCTTCTGGTCCACCACCTGGAGTTGGTGTTGGTTCACCCGGCTCTCTTGGCTCTGGAATTGGTTCACCTGGAATTGGTGTTGGTGGTTCTTCTGGACCACCGCCCGGAGTTGGTTCTGGATCAGGTGTTGGTCTTGGTTCTGGAATTGGCTCACCTGGTTGATCTATACCAATATCTAATTCGTCCTCACCTGGTGTAAAGCCTCTTTTGTTTTGTAAGCTAGCTGGTTGTGCTTGATCACCCATTGGATCAAAACCTCTTTTGTTTTGTAAGCTAGCTGGTGGTTCTTGACGATTGTCTAGCCCAATATTATCAGCCATTGGGTCGTAACCTCTTTGGTTCTTTAATCTTGTTTCTGGCTCTTGTACGCCTGGTGTAAAGCCTCTATCGCCTGGGCCTGTTACAGGAGCTGTAGGATTTCCATCTGGCCCTGTTGTTTTTGTGTTTACATCTCTAATTGTTGGCATCATATTTGCTGAACCATCACGTCTAAAACTCTTTAATATATTTCCTAGGTCTGATGGTCTTTCTTCTAGCTTGTATGCTTTCCAAGCTTCGTTAAGATCTTCTAATTTGTGATCTTCATAAACTTTTGTTTCATCTACATTAACTGGAACGCCGTTTGCTCCCAAATATCTTCTGAGGCTGAGGTCAGCAGGACTCCCCAATGTGCCTTGATATTCTTCAGGTTCGCCAGCATATTCATCGCCACTGTTAGCAAATCCTTCTTCTTCAACTGGAGCGTTGCCTTGTAATTGGTTTAACTGCTCTGGAGTTACCAATGCAATTAACGCTCTCATGCCTTCAGTCTCGTCCATTACTGGCTGTTCTTCAATCTCTGTTGGCTGTTCTTCTTGCACTGGTGTGTCGTATGGGGACTTTGTCACTCCTGCTAGTTTGATTAAGTCTTCTAAGTTCATTTTTTCACACCTTATACTTTGTATTCTGTATTCAATTCGCCTGTTGGCTGAGCTTTAACAAACTTGTCAACAAACTCGTTACCATAATGTTCACTGTGATCTACTTTTTCTGCGTCACTGTAATCTGCGTCGGCTAGTACGCTCTTTGGATCTTCGTCATCATCTTTGATTTCATCATTCCAAAGTTCTTCTGATTCATTCATATTGTTTATTATAATACTGCCTTCACTACAACCACAAATTCTTGCAATTTCCTCTTGTAGTGCATTGGGAGTTGCTGGTAATTTTAATTCCATATCACAAATGAAAACTTCATTTGGACCTACGTCACCAAATCCTCTGGGCTTGCTTTGCATGATTGTTTTCTTACATGCACTCATGCTTTCCATATTATATTTTTTCATATGCGACTCAATTCTGTCCATATGCTCATCTGAAATCTCGTTAATACTACGAAGTCTAAACTTGTAGCTTTTCTCAGATTCTGCTAGATATTGTTTCAAAGTTTTCATCGCTTCTTCCTTCATTGTAATTATTTATCCGATTTATTCATTTTATCAATGACTGCATTTATCAAACTATTACGATCTTCGAACTCTTCTGCTTCGCCTTGAATAGCAGTATCTCCGCCTTTTGATTTAGCTTCTTGTGCATCAAATTTGGCTTTTTGCAGTTGTAGTTGTACCATCTTTAGTTTTTTGTCCATTTTTGCTGTTTTAGCAGTGATAGCATTGGTCATCATCTTACTTGCTGTATCAAATACAGCCGCGGCATGCCTATCTTCAACATTTTGTCCAAGATCCATGAGATCCTGAAAGGCATGCATTGCTTTATCAGCGTACTTGTCCATGTCAGCATCTAGTTGTTCTAAATCTCTTACCATTGGCAATGCGGCATCAATTTTATCTGCTACATCTAATTGTTGTTGTAGTTGTGCAATATCCAATCCAGTCTCTTCCTGTTTGATAGGCTCATCTATTTGTTCATTTGCTGGTGGCAGATTAAATACATCTTCTATTTTATTAGTCATGGTTTATCTCCAGTATGATAACATGCGAGTTGAATTTTGTAATAAGGATTTTTTTCATATTTTCCCCAGTTTTGTCCAGCAATGAACTCACTACATTCTGTTAAAGTCATTGGTTGTTGCTGTACATATTGATTACCAATGTACTGCCATTCTCCTGAAGACGTTTGTCCCCATAATGAAACTACTAAAACTACCATATCTGTTAAATTCATTTGCGTTTCCTTTTCTTAGGTTGGTTGAATAATTCATTTTCAGTGAGTACTCTAAATCCAACTCCCTGTCTTTGTGCAAATACTTTTGCGGCTTGCCACTTTGCTTCATTTACAATAGCCGCCGCTTTTTGCATTGGACTCTTAGCATGTGCTAGTGTTTGTCCTGCAGGTTTAATTTCTATAAATTCAGCTTTTCTAGCTTTGTCCTTATCTTCATATACTATAAAAAAATCTGGAACATAATGTGTGTTCTTACCAGTAGCTGGATTTCTATATGGTATACGATGACTTTCGCTAGCCCATGCAAGTATATTAGGGTGTGTATCTAATAAACGCATAAACTTTAATTCCCACCCACTACGATATTTTGGGCGATGTTTGCCTACATACTTACGTGGATTTCTGACTTCATATATACCCTGTTGAAATTTATTTGCCATTCTAGTAGTATTTATCGATACTATTCTTCGGGCAACATTCCTTCGATAGCCCCGCCAGCTACACCAGGCGGTGGGTTATTTGGCACAACAAAAGTTTTACCACCTATATTTCTAAGTGATTCTTTTGCTTGATTGTATACACCGTTGAACACTCTCTGTCCAGTTTGAGTCTGAGATAATGCTAGTGCCGCGGCTCCTAATGCAAGTCCTGGTCTACTTGATACTTTGCTTGCAATATCACTAAGTAGTCCTTGTCTTGTAGCTTGTGTTTCATTAATAAACTCTTCTCCAAGATTACCTATGTTTACATGCTCAGGCTGAAATTGTGCAGTGTAACTAGAAGTACCGCTAGATGCGTAATCAAATGTAGTGTGTTGTATTTGTGTAACCATACAGTTAAACAATGTAGTTGTTCTGCCACCTTGGGCAGTATCTTTGTTATGTATTCTTATTTCTTCAAAAAAGTGTCTAGCATTTGCTGGTATAGTTTTGGCGCCAAATTCATGTCCTGCACCTGAACTAAACTGTTCATCTAACGTATTGTATCCGTTAAAATTACCACTTCCCATTTCGTGTCCTTGGAAGTAATGATTACCGTATGCTTTTAATAGTGTTTGAAATTGATTGTCTTTGGTATCATAAAATACAACATTCATAGGACCAGGAGTCATTCTCGTTGGTACTTGTCTTATTCTGTTGTATTGATTAACTGGCATCAAGCCGTAGTCAAAGTCTGGCATTGTTACACTTACTACTCTGTTAAATGTAAAGTTTCTGCCAAAGCTATCGTCTTCCATAGCTACGTTTTCATTAAGTAAGAATTGTATGCTAAAATTGTACGACAGTCTCGGAGTTTTGACCATTACTGGATCATCTGCTCCGAAATGCTCTGCGGCGGCGTTATATGGGCCGGTATTACTAGTTAATCCCATTTATGCTACCTTAGTTAAGCCTGTGTACCACCGCCAGTTGCGTTACTTACTGTCTGATCCTGATCAGCGCCTGTTAGTGTTGCATTACCTGCGGCATCAAAAATTTCTGCGTTGTCGTATCTTATACCTACTGTTACCTGTACTTGATCACTGCTAGCATATGCCATGTCGCCATAGCTAATATTTGCAATGTAACATCCTGCTAGTTCAAACTTATCCAATACTCCTGGTGTTGGACTTGCGCCATCTAATGTTTCCATAATGGTTTGGAACTTATAGCTTGCACCTGCTCTTGGACCACTTTGGTTAGCGTGATCAACTTGTCTATTCAATTGATTGTTTAATTCTCTTAGCACTACGCTGTCTACATCATCTCTTAATACAACAGACACTGTGTCCCAAGTATGCTTACCTGCAAGGTAAATTCTTGAGTTGTATGCATCTAACGGAATTTCATCGTGTGTCAATGCGGGTCTTGTTGTACTAATAACACTTCTAGTAGGAGTAGCGGTGAACCCTTCACCTACGAACGTCACTCTAAAACGATACTGTAGTTTGGGCATGATTGTTGTGGTGTTTCCTGAATTGTCTGGAACCCCTAATGTTGTAATAACTGCCATTTCGATCTCCTCATAATACCGGCTAATTGTATTTATTAAAAACCGCCAAAAAAAATGGACCACACGAAGCAGTCCATTAAGTATTCAGTTAATTTTTATTAGTTTGTTGAGTTTAGTGTGCCTGTGTTAACCAATCTAATTGGAACGTAGATAAATTCTGCCGCTTTTGCTGGTTCAATAGCAACATCAACATAAAATTCATTACGATCAATTCTTGCTGGCGTATTGTTTGTTTCATCACAAACCACTGCAAAGTCGTTAAGTCCTCGTCTACTTAGAATGTCTGCAAGGAATCTTTCAAATACAACTTTTGCTCTAGCTCTAGTTTGTGCATCATTGATTTCAAACAAGAACGGACGAGCAATCTCATCAAATCTTTCTCTGAGATAAGCAACCAAACGTGCAACATTAACTCTGTCCAAACTACTAGTACTAGGATGTAGAGTTTTCTGTCCAAATACTATTGTACCTTGTCCAGGAAATGTTGTAATTGGATTCAGCTTTGCTGTATACATTGCATCACGTTGTCCTTGTGTAAGGCTAATTGCTTTAAATTCACCTTCTGTAGTCAAATGTCCAACTGCACTTGCGTTTTGTACAACACCTCTTGTAGTTCCTGCTGGAGCAAACCATTGGAAACTAATGTTGTCGTTGTAAGCAATAGTGTATAGTGCCATATGACTTGGAGGAACAGTTACAGTCGCACCATTTAATGGTTCTGTAGTTTGTCCTGCTGGATAGTAAACTGCACTGTATGTGTTTTTAGTTACTAGTCCATCTTCGCCGTTTTCACTTGCACTGTTACTGTTGTTTACCCAAGTAATAACATCTGTTGGATTCTTACGCATTGGTGAATCAATAACAATAAATGCTGTCTCACCTCTATCACTGTTTAGTGTAACCATTTCGTCAACTAGTTCTGGATAGTTTGGTGAAGCAATTAAGCTGTACTTGTACTGTGGATCTCTGAGATCTGTACCAGTAATAGCCGCTTGCATTGCAGTTGCAATAACACCACGTTGTGCATATCTGCCAAAACGTCCGCTACCATCTGCATGATTACCTGAACCATTTCTCCAAGCTGTACCATTCCAAGCACGAACTGTATTTTTACTTTGTGCCATGTTTACAACTAACATACCTGCTGGATAAACTGCCGCATTTGGTGCGCCTGCAATTGGTGCGCCGCCACCTGCTGTATCATCGATATCTGCAAACAATACACCTGTATTGGTTGTTTGGTCTGTGTTATCATGTAATACCCAAGCAGTGTTACCTGTGTTTCTTACATAAAGTTTTGGATATGCTCTTTCGTTAGCTTGGTTTTCAGCGGCTAATGTTGTATCTACCCATACATCTCCTGCACTTGCACCTGTTGGTTCTGTTGATGAATATGTTGCACTAGTGGGTGCATATGCACCACCTGCTACTTTGTATAGATCCAAACTGTTGATTGTGTTATCAAACCAGTAAGTGCCACTTGCTACTGTAGCAGTCGGTGTTGCATCTTGTGCTAACACTGTAGTTGCACTTAAATCGCCAACTATACCGCCTGTGATAATTTCTCTAAGAATAATAGTAGCTTTGGTATTTGCTTGTTGGTCTAACAAGTATTGACCTACTACGGCTGTACCAGTTGCTAATGCAGTTACACTTGATCCATCTTGTGGAACAAAGTCTGTAATAGCGCCAGCACCATCTGCTTGAGTAGTACTAATACCTTGTACTGTTGCACCTACAAATGAAGTACCGTCATGTAAACTTAATGCTAGATTCAAACCATTACCTGGTCTTGTGGTCTTAACCCAAATATCGTTATTAGCAGGACCTGCTGGAGCACTATAATGTTCGTCATATGTTACAGCTTCACCACCACTTAGTGCGGCATCACTGTCTAGTATTTCCCATGCGCCACCTACACCATAAAAGTATTCAATACTCATTTGTCTTGCTGGACTTGTTGATACTTCATTATCAACATGTACTACAACTAGGAATGTTCCGTTTGTTGTGGCACTTGCGGCTGTAGCTGGTGTATGTACATCACCTACAACGTCTGTACCGTCATCTACGTTAACTTCAACTGCTGGAATTTTGTTAACCCACTTACTAGAAGCATTATCGTATTGATGGATACCAAATTTACTAGCATCTGTATCTAACCATAATGTATTTGCTGTACTATAACTCGCAACTGGTGCGGTTGTACTTGCTTCTAATTGACCTAAATTTAAGTCTGCTCTAACGACAAATGCTTGGCTACCTTGTCCAAGATAACTATATGCCGCCATAAGACCATATTCACTGGTCTCACTACCTTGTACTACACTAGATCCGCTTGTGGTAAATGTTGGGTTACCAAAAAATTGTGTTAATTCTCTCTGACTTGTTACTTTAACAACTTTGCCAGCTTGAGCACTTTTGGTGAACTTTGCAATTCCGTCAGCTTCACTTCCTGTAGGATCTGTTTTGTCCTGACGTGTTGCAACCATTAGTAGTGGTACTGTACCGGCGCCCGGAGCACCGTATGCACTTTCATCTACTACTGATACATTTACACCAGGGGATACTAATACTGCCATGTCTTTCTCCTTATAAAAGTATTTGCTTCTAGTAGTATTTACCTGGACCACTATATATCAGGGTGGTTATGAGAGTTAACCTAGTAGTTAATGAATTAGTCAAAAAAAATAGGACCCGAAGGTCCTATTTTGAGGGGGATATTTGGTTATTAAGCAAACATCTTTGCTCTGCTACCATTTACATCACGAGCAGTAATGCTATATCGTGTTGCGCCTGTTGTAGCAATATCAGTCTTGACGTTAAGTCCAGCTGATTTCA